CTAGAAGCTTGGGAGATGGAGTTCAATAAAGCTCGTGGGTTATCTCAGGAAGAACTAACCGACAGAAACTTAATTATGTCCATGGGCAAAGGTGCAGTAGCCGGCGCAGTTATGGGAATCGAGGCTATTCTTGGTTTTCAAATAGAAAATAAAAACTCACTTACTGCATATAACGCTTATCAAAAAGCAGTTAAGTTACTTACAGAAAAACTAACTAACCAAACTAATATCATCGAGGTCGTTACGACCACAACTAACTTTAGTGAGTTGGTTTACGATATATTTGGACATATAGACGAAGAATCTTACAATAGAGTTGTTAGTGGGTTGAATCATATATCCCAGCCTGTAACTGCGGATTCTGTTCTTGATCAACTTAAAATTTATTTTTCAATAGATTTATTTCCTAGATTTATAAATACAGACGGAGAACTAACTAACCCACTAACTATAGTACCCAAGCTACACAGCGGATACTACGACCCTCAGCTTATTGAAACAATAAATAAGTACATCGACTAAAACCCAATAACTACATCTGAAGAGATAGAAATTATTTTCTTCAAGTCAATTTGTTTGTAGAGTACGTTTTCTATTCCTCCTCGTTCGTAGAGCCACTGATTCACTTCTTCTACGATGGCAAATTTTGCAGAGGATTTTTGCACATGGAACCAGTTACCAAGACATTTGTTCCTGACATAAAAAGATTTTACTTGAATGCTTTCTTTCTGGAGATTTTCACAAAGTTCGTTGGTGAGTATCACCGCTCCCCACGTTTTCTTTGAGTCTCCCCACTCGTGGTTTTCTAGTCCGAGCTGGCAAATCTTTTTATAAAAACTGCCTAGGCTCTTTTTCCTTTCTTCAAAATCCAGAGGTTCCCATAGCAATCCGGTCACAATACTAGAGACAACTCTGATGTTTGTTTTTGACGTAGAACTTGGAGGGGCCCCGTGACTCTTTTTAAAAACTTTCTTAGCCGCCAAGATGGTTGTGGCAACTACGGGCAGGTGGCTTTCATTGAATGAGTATTTAACCCAGTCAATACAACTAGCCCGGCTTGCCAACAAAATAATGGAGATCGTTGGCCCTACCTCTTCTGGCTTGTTTTCATGCTCTTTGAGTAGGGATTTCATTGTACGAGTGTAAGTGCTTTTTCTGCAGCTCAAAGATCCGATGTTTGCCATTCTCCTCAAGCACTGAAAGAGCTCTTCCTCGTTGTACAACCC